AAAATGGCAACACATAAAAAAGAAGTAAGTCTAACAGATTTACAACAAAAAATATTAAAAAACGATTTATATAGTGATACTGATAATGCAGGATTAGATTTATGGATTCAAAATGCAGTAGATGGTAAAATTAATAATTGTTGGAAAAGATTTCAACAAGAGTGGACTACAAAGTTAATGAATGATGATTCATTCACAGATGCTATTCCAAGTAATCAAGCAGACTTTGTGGCTTTAGTTACAGCTAGAGATGATTACAAAAATCGTAAAGCAAGAGATGATGCTTAATCATTGTAAAAAAGCATTAGAGAACATATAAAATCGTCTCTTTTCTTAAATTATAAATAGTTTTGCAATAAGATAGGAATGATTAATGGCAACAATACAGAATATTACTATCGACCAAGATTGTGATTATACTGAGACATTAACAGTAAAAGATTCAACAGGAACAGTAGTCGATTTATCAAATGAAACGATAACTGCTACATTGAGGAAAACACACCTCGCAACTTCATCAACATCTTTTACTACAGCAAAAGTAAGTGCAACTGATGGTACTTGTTCTATAGCATTAACAGATGCTGTAACAGGTGCTCTTTCAGAGGGTCGATATGTTTGGGATTTAACTACAACTGATTCATCTGGTTTAATTACGAGAAGAATTGAAGGACGAGCAACGATAACACCAAGTGTAAGTAGATAACTTATGGCTAGAAATCCAACTCAAAGATATATTGATAACGAAAAATCAAAAAGTTTTTTAACAAATATTTTAAATCAAACACCAGTAGGTGTAGTTGAGGAAGTAGATATTGATTTAGATGTTGAGAAGAAGATTTCAGAGCTACAAGAAGCAAAATTAAATGGTAAAAGTGTCAATGCTGGTAAAGAATTAAAAGAATGGGAACTTGGTAAACAATTTGCAAATCTTTTAGACAATGTTGGTAAAGAAAAAGAAGTTGTTGAAAGAAATATTGTAGAAGAAGAAAAAAAGATAGAAGGTCTAGAGAGTTTACTTGCAGATTTAACAGCTGAAAAAGATAAAAAAAAGAAGAAAAAATTAATAGTAGAACCTGAAAAAACAAAACCTGTTCATGAGGAAGTTAAACAGGTCATACTTAAACAACCAGAAAAATTAGACTTAACTAAAACTAAAGATTATGTGGCAGAAAAATATGTCAAGCCTTTAGAAAAAGAAGAAGTTGCTTTAGATGAAGAAGCAAGAAAAGTTGTTGCTAATAAGTATAGTGAATTAGGTCATGGTACTTTACAATCATTCTTATCACCAAAACAAATAGAATCAGATCCTGATATTATTAACAAAGTTGAATCTCATATTGCTGAGATGAAAATTGCTAATGAATTAGAAAAAGATAAAGTAACTAGTTTAAGGTCTATTGATACTTTAGAAAAACTTACTAGAGAATTTTTAAACTTTAAGAATATTACATCTATGCAAATGTCAACTATCGGTGGCGGTGGTGGCGTTCAGTTACTAGATATGGATGATGTTAATATATCTACTAAAGCAAATGGATATATTTTAAAGTATAATTCTTCAACTGAAAAAATGGACTTTGTTAGTGCTGATAGTGGACTAATAACAGGTTTAACAGCAGACGGAAGTAACAATATAACAATTTCAGGCGACTTAACTGTTCAAGGTTCTACAACCACAGTTGACTCAACAACAATTGAAATACAAAATTCATTTAAGTTTGAAGGCGCAACTGCTGACGCTTTTGAAACAAACTTAACAACAATTGACCCAACAGCAGATAGAACAATATCTTTACCAAATGCAACTGGTACAATTGTCTTACAGGATACAAGTGATACACTAACAAATAAGAGTATTGATAGTGATAACAACACAATTACAAATATTGTAAATGCAGATATTAAATCAGGTGCAGCTATAGACGCTGCTAAGATACATGACGGTACCATTTCAAATACAGAGTTTGGTCATCTAAATGGTGTTAGCAGTAATATACAAACACAAATTGACGCTAATACTACTCTTGCAAATACAAAGGCAACTAATGCTTTCGCAATCGCCCAGGCAGTCGCATTAGGATAGTTATAAATAGTTAAAAAGGAAGAATAAAATATGGCAGTCCCAAGTACAAAAGCAACATTAAAAGAATACTGTTTAAGAGCATTAGGTAAGCCTGTAATAGATATTAATGTTGATGATGACCAAGTAGATGATAGAATAGATGAGGCTGTTCAGTATTTTGCTCAATATCATGTTGATGGTGTTGAAAGAATGTATTTAAAATATCTAGTAACAGCTGATGATATTACTAGAATGACAACAGACACATCTGAATCAGTTACAGATAATTCTGTTACTACTACATATAAAAGAGCAGATAATTTTCTTGTAGTTCCTTCATCGGTTATTTCTGTTGTTAATGTCTTTCCTTTATCTGACAGAGCAAACTTAAATATGTTTGATGTTAGGTATCAATTAAGATTAAATGACCTATATGATTTTTCATCTACAAGTATTGTACATTATGAAATGACAATGCGACACCTAGATTTTCTTGACCACATATTAGTGGGAGAAAAACCAATGAGATTTAATCACCTATCAAACAGATTGTTTATAGATATGGATTGGGGAACAGATATAACAGCAGGTGAATATTTAATTATAGAAGTTTTCCGTAAATTAGATCCAGATACTCATACCGATATGTATGATGATATCTATTTAAAAAGATATACAACAGCACTCATTAAAAAACAATGGGGACAAAATCTTTCAAAATTTTCAGGCACAGCGATGTTAGGAGGAGTAACATTAAACGGACCTGAATTATTTTCTACAGCAATTCAAGAGCAAAGACAATTAGAAGATGAGATAAGATTAAATTATGAAGAGCCTCCTCATATGCAACAAGGATAACTAAATGCCAACAAATGTCTATTTTGACACAGGCACAACATCTGAACAGCGACTATACGAAGATTTAATTATAGAACAGCTTAAGATATATGGCCAAGATGTCTATTACTTACCAAGAAAGATAGCAAACAAAGATACAATCTTTGGTGAAGATCCTGCAAGCTCTTTTGATGACTCATATATTATTGAAATGTATGTTGACAATACTGATGGTTATATGGGTGAACAAGAGATTATTAAAAAGTTTGGTTTAGAATTAAGAGATGATATTGTATTTACTTTATCTAAATTAAGATGGGAAATGTTAGTTAAGAATAATAGTGATTTAGTTGCTGATAGACCACAAGAAGGTGACCTAGTTTATTTCCCAACTACAAACGCATTTTTTGAAATACAGTTTGTTGAACATGAACAACCCTTCTATCAACAAAGTGCTTTACCTACTTACAAGTTATCTTGTACTAGATTTGAATATAGTTCAGAAAAAATTGATACTGGTATTGCTACAATTGATAGTGTTGAAGATAGTCTATCAACTGATACAATGAATTTTCAGTTTAGTTTAGAAAATGAGACTGGCTCATTCGTATTAGAAAGTAGTATTGGTGCGATAGATTATGTAATTAATGAAAGTTTCACAATGGCAGACCAGGCAACTAACGACCAAGGTCAGGTATTTGAAACAGAAGCAGGAACAAATACTTCTTCAACAGCTGATGATATATTAGACTTTAGCGAAAGAAACCCATTTGGTGAGGTTGACGACTACTAATGTTTGGCGAACACTTTTATCACAAAAAGATTCGTAATACTGTTATTGCGTTTGGTACAATATTCAATAATGTGAATATTAAAAGATTAGATTCTAGCGGGAATCCTATACAAAACATTAAAGTACCTTTATCATATTCACCAAAAGAAAAGTTTTTAGCTAGATTAGACGCACAGCAAGACCTAACTGGAGACGACTCAAAAGTGGCAATCACTCTACCTCGAATGTCATTTGAAGTTACTGGATATAGTTACGATGGCGGTCGTAAGTTAAATAAGAATCAAAAGATAACTAAAGTAACAACAAATGCTGACACCACAAAAATGAATAGTCAATATACACCTGTGCCTTATGATGTTAATTTCTCTTTGGGAGTTTATGTTGCCAATTCAGATGACGGATTACAGATAATAGAACAAATACTTCCGTACTTTCAGCCTGATTATACTGTTACTATGATTGAAGATAGAACGATGGATACAAAAAGAGATATACCTTTTGTACTAAACAATGTAGATTTTGAAGATAGTTATACAGGTTCACTTACAACAAGTAGAAGAATAATCTATACATTGTCATTTACAGCAAAAATTTATTTGTTTGGACCAATATCTACAACAGCTGTAATTAAAACTGTTTCTGCTGATTTATATTCAGATACAGGAAGTAATGCACCGAGAGTTGAGAGGGTTACAGTTACACCAAATCCAACATCAGCTGATAAAGATGATGATTATACATATACGACCACACTAGATTTCTTTACTGACACTTTAGATTATGATGAAGCAACTGGAGAAGATAAGACATCAAGTCCTACTAAACCAGCATAAAAGGATTTAACATGAGTAAAATTGACGATAAATTAAATGAAGTATTAGGTATTGCTGAGATAGATAAAACTTTTGAGAATGAAGTATTGCCTAAAAAAATAAGTACCGAAGTATTAGTGCCAGAAGATAAGGATCCAGATATTGACTTTGAGACTGGTAGAAGAAATCTTTATAATTTACTTGATAAAGGTAATGAAGCAATTGATGGTATACTCGGTCTTGCAAAAGAAGGAGAACATCCTCGTGCTTATGAAGTTGCAGGTCAACTAATCAAGACAGTAAGTGAAGTATCACAAAATCTTTTAGACTTACAGGATAAGTTAAAAAAGATAAAAGATATACCTGATAAAGGACCAAAGAATGTTACTAACGCATTATTTGTTGGCTCAACAACTGAATTACAAAAGATGTTAAAGGAAAAGAAATGATATTTTTTAGACAAAACTTACATGAGGTAATTACATTACCCGAACCACCTGTTGATGATTTAACAGAGGCTTATCA